AAGAGGGCGGGAAAGCCCGTCGCCGTGCGCCCTTTTCTGCCGAGGCCTTGCGCTCTATGCGTGAGGCCGCCCGAGGCCGGGAGGGGCGCCTCTTTCACACCGTTTGGAGGCGAGCGTTTGAGAGAGTTTGCACGAGGTTTTTATCTCTCGAAAGAATGGCGCCGCACTCGTGCTTATATCGTGGCCCGGGATCATGGCCTATGCGTGAAGTGTGGGCGCCCCGGAGAGATTGTCCACCACAAAGAGCACTTGACGCCGGAGAACATCAACACGCCGGAGATCGCGCTCGGTGAGAATAATCTCGAGTTACTTTGCCGAGATTGCCACGCCCTCGCCCACGCCTCCGACCTACCCACAGATCGCGGCCTCATGTTCGACGAGGAGGGAAACCTTGTCGAGCGTGAGCTTTTGTCATAAGCACAAGAACGAGCGACGGCGGCCCGCGCAGATCGCAGACGCAGGAAGTACACCTCTCCGCCACCCCCACGCCTCCCGGGTTATCCACAAGCGCCGCGGGAAATGTGGACAAAAAAGCGAAGCGGCGGAAATGAAACGCGATCCGCGGCGGAGTTCCGGCCTCGAGGCCCTCCCCCCCACCTCGACACCCCGGGGATAGCCATTCCGAACCGCTTTCCACCCTCGTTTAGAACCCCCCGGGCGCATACATAAGGGGGGGTATAGCACAAAAAGAGAGGAGGTCACACATCTAATGGCAAAATCAAAAATCCCCTATGAAAGCCTCTCTATCTCCGACAAAATCGAGGTAAAAAGAAAGAAAATTCAGCGTCTTTTCCGTGATCTACCCGCCGAAAGAAAGCAATTTGCGGACGGCCTGATCTATCAATTTGCCGTTACGACCGTCACTCTCGAGCGCCTCGTCGAGGAGATCAACGCGGGCGATCTGATCGAAGATTTTAAGCAGGGCGCCCAGCAGTTACGCCGCGAAACCCCGGCCCTCAAGAGCTACAATACGACGATCAAGTCGTTTACCTCCCTCTCGAAAAGCCTCCTCGACCTCCTCCCGGAGAAAACTCAGAAACAGGCCGGAGAGGAGCTTATGAATTTCGCCACGAAGCCCGCGGGAGCTGGTAAGCGGTGAATTACATTCTCGAGTATTGGGAGGCAATCGAGAGCGGAAAGGTAGTCACCTCCCGGCGCGTCCGTGCCGTTTACGAGCGCCTCGCCCGGGAAATCCGCGAGCCCGATCCGGCCTCTCCGTACTATTTCGACGAGGACGTCGGCGAGCGCCCGATCCTATTCGCGGAGCGGTTTTGCAAGCAGTCTCAAGGCGTGATCGGCGCCCCTCTCAAGCTCGAGCTTTTCCAAAAGGCCTATATTCAAGCCCTTTTCGGTTTCCTTGAGCGGGAGACGGGTTTCCGCAGATACCGCGAGACAATGTTTCTTGTGGGCCGTAAAAATGGCAAATCGACACTCCTCGCCGCGATTGCGCTCTATATGCTGATCGCGGATTATGAGGGCGCGGCGGAAATCTACTCCGTCGCCACCAAACGAGACCAGGCGAAAAAAGTCCTCACCGAAGCTATAAACATGGTGAAGCAGTCGCCGGAGCTCCGGGCCGTCCTGAAAAAGCGGCGGAATGATCTCTATTTTCCGGCCACGGCCTCGACCTTTGAGGCCCTCGCCTCGGACTCTAACACCCTGGACGGCCTGAATTCTCACGCCGTAATCATTGACGAGCTCCACGCGATAAAGGATCGCGGCCTCTACGAGGTTATGAAACAGTCCACCTCCTCGCGCCGTCAACCGCTCGTCGTGATGATTACCACCGCGGGCACCGTCCGCGAGAGCGTTTTTGATAGCCTCTATGAGATCGCTTGCAGAATTGCGGACGGCGAAATGGAGGAGCCGACTTTCCTCCCGATCCTCTACGAGCTGGACGCCCGCGAGGAGTGGACAGACCCGACCAAATGGCAAAAGGCAAACCCGGGCCTCGGGACGATCAAGAAGTATAAGACCCTCGCCGACTTTGTCCAGCGGGCGAAGAACAGCCCCGACGATCTCCCCGGCGTCCTCTGCAAGGATTTCAATATCCGGGAAGTGTCGGCGGCGGTTTGGTTATCTTTCGACGCCATCAAGAGCGATCTCCGTTTTGAGTTCCAGGACGTCTATAACACCTACGCCCTCGGCGGGTGCGACCTCTCGGCCACGACCGACCTCACCGCGGCAACGCTCCTCATACGCAAGCCGGGAGACCCGATTGTCTATGTTCTGCAACAATATTTCCTCCCTGAAAAGCGCGTCGCACACCTCGAGGAGAAGAACACCAACGAGGCCCCATATCGAAAATGGGCCGACCGCGGCCTCCTCACAATCTGCCCGGGAAACCGCGTCAATTATTCCGACGTCACGGCCTGGTTTTGCCAAATGCGGGACGAGTACAAAATCGACTGCATAAAAGTCGGCTACGACCGGGCCCTCGCGGGTTATTGGGTAGACGAAATGAAATCGAACGGTTTCGACATGGAGGCCGTCGCCCAGGGCCCCTATACATGGAGTCAACCCATGCGGGAAATGGGCGCCGCTCTCGAGGGGAAACAGGTCAATTACAACGGAAACCCTATGCTCGTATGGTGCTTGACGAATACGGGCGTCAAAAAATCGGGCCTCAACAACATTCAGCCCGTAAAGATCACCGAAAAGCGCAGGATCGACGGTATGGTCTCGCTCCTCAACGCCTGGACGATCTACGTCAAGTATTACGAAGATTTCATGTATAACGTGGGGTGAAAAAATGAACATTCGAGGCCTATTTCAAAGCATTTTCGGGAAACGCCCCACGGGCGACGGAGGCTCAAACCTCCCGGCGTTTCGGCTCCTCTCCTCTTTCGACTCGAGCTTTACGCCGTTCTCCGGGCGGGCCTGGGATATTGCGACCGTCCGCGCCGCGGTGGACGCCTGGGCGCGAAACGCGGCCAAAATCCAGCCGAGGCACATTCGACGGGCGAGCGGGCGCCGCGAGGATATGTCCGACTACATAAACCGCCTTTTGCAGAGCAAGCCCAACCCGTATATGACGGCCTACGCCTTTTATTACCGGGTGGCCGCTCAATTTGCGGTTTACAACAACGCCTTTATTCTGCCCGTATTCGACGGCGGAAAGCTCACGGCCCTTTACCCGATCAACGCCTCCCGCGTCGATCTCGTCGAGTACATGGGCCAAATGTACGCCCGTCTCACCTTTGCCACGGGCTCGGTCTATACCGTCCCCTACGAGCAGATTATCCACCTCCGCCGTCACTATCTCGATAACGATATTTTCGGCGACAACAACACGCCGTTGACGCCCACCCTCGAGACCGCGGACTCGTTCAACAAGAGTATGAGCAAGTTTGCAAAGCTCGTCTCAGTGATCCGCGGCATACTCAAGGCGAACAGCGTCACCAAACAGGAGGATTTGAACAGCCGCCGCGACGACTTCATTCGAGATAACCTCCGCATGGAGACGAACGGCGCGGGCGTGATCGTCATTGATAACAAGTACGAATATACGCCCATCACGCAAAAGGAAACGCCCCTCCCGGTCGGACAACTCGAGTTTGTGCGGCGGGAGATTTACGACTATTTCGGCGTGAATGAGGACATCGTTCAGAACAAGGCCGACGCCGAAAAAATGGACGCCTTTTATCGCGGCCAGCTCGCCCCGTTTTATATGCAACTGGCCCAAGGCCTCACAAATGCCCTCTTTACGGAGCGGGAGCAGGGTTTCGGAAATGAGATCGTTTGCGAGCTGGATCGTATTCAGTTTGAAACCCTCGACAAGCGCGTCTCGGCGGCTCAGTTCTTGACAAATATCGGCGCCGTCTCCCTGGATCAAGTTCTCGATATTTTCGGCTTCCCACCCATCGGCGGCGAGGAGGGCGCCCGCAGGGTGCAGACGTTGAACATGGTAAACGCCGATATTATCGACAAATACCAGCTCGGGAGCACGGGCCAGACGACGGAGACCGACCCTCCGCCCGACGATCCGCCGAAAGACCCCGAGCCGACAGAGCCGAAAACAGGAAAGGAGGGGCAGTAAATGCCTATCAAGAAAGGCCGAGAATATAGAGCCTTGCAAGATTTCTCCCTCATTCCACGCGAGGGAGAAAACGACGCATATCGCGTCCGTGGTACGGCGGTAGTGTTCGACTCCCCGACGTGCCTTTACGAGTATGACGGAGTCAAATATTACGAGGTGATCGACCGCCACGCCTTTGACGGGTGCGATATGTCCGACGTGATTATGAATTATAACCACGGCGGAAAGGTGGTCGCCCGCCTCCGTAATAAGACTCTGAGCCTCAATATCACCGACCGCGGCGTCGATATGGAGGCCGATCTCTCCGGCACCGCCGCGGGCCGTGATCTCTACGAGGAGATCGACGGCGGCTATATCGACAAAATGAGTTTTTCGTTCTCCGTGCGCGAGTCCAAGTATGACAACGTCACGCACACCCGGACGATTACTAAAATCCGCAAGCTATACGACGTCTCCGCGGTGGATATTCCCGCGTATGAGGAGACGTCCCTCTCCGCACGATCCTTTTTCGAGGTGGAGCACTCGAAAGAGGTTAAGGTTTTGGAGCAAGCCGCGAGGCGGCGGAGGCTTTTAGCTCGCACTCGTACCTACTCACATACTGACGAATGACAGGAGGAAAGAACCATGTTTGAAAAAAGACGTAAGGAAATCGCAAAGCGCCGCGCCGAAATCCGCGCCATGCTGGCCGGAACCGACGAGGTCGATATGGACGCCCTCGAGCGTGAGCTCGACGACCTGGACAAAGAGGAGCGCGAGCTCGACCGCAGAGAGGCCGCGACCCGCCGCCTCAATGGCGGCATTGATCCCCACCAGGGCGAGCGCGGCGGCCACGGCGACCGTGGCTCCGGCGACGAGGGCGATCCCACCCCGGGCCCCGTCAATCCCATTACTGGCCGCGGCGGCGCTCACGGCGAAGCGGCGGGCGGTGGCCTGCCTTATGGCGTGAACTCCCGCGCGGCCCGCATGGCCGACTTGCAGGGTATCGGCGTCGGCGAGGTCGAGGCCCGCGCCCAGCGTTTCGCGACTGAGCACCGTATGGAGATCACGACCGAGGCTCTCCACCGTTCCCTGACGCTGTCCGGGGGCAATATCGCCCAGCCGTCCCGCGTCTCCGGCGTTAACCCCGGTCAGAACGTCGTTTCCGGGATCGTCGATATGGTGCGCGTCGTCCCCGCTGACGGCATGGGCGAGGACTCCGTAGCCTACGAGGTGAGCGGCGGTCAGACCGCGGCCACCAAGAAAGACGACGGCTCCGCCACCCCCGAAAGCACTCCGAACCTCAAGATCGCTAAGATCGTGCCGACCCTGGTAACGACCCTCTCCTATGTCTCCCGAAATATCCAGCGCACGACTCCGCTCAACTATCAGGATCGCGTTTCCGCGTCCGCTCTGAACGCTCTCCGCGCCAAGACGGGAACCCTGATCGTCACGGGCAACCCTGCCGCCACGATCCCCGAGCCTACGGGTATTCTCAAGGCCGCGGCCATCAGCGCCGGAACCGACCTCGAGATTTCCTCCATTGACGAGACCACGCTCCGCAAGATCGCTCTCAACTACGGCGGCGCGAAGAACGTCGAGGGCGGCGGCGTCCTCTTGCTGAACAAGACCGACCTGATCGCGTTCGGCGACGTCCGCGGCACCAACGAGAAAAAGGCGGTCTATGAGATCGAGTTCTCCGAGGAAAGCACCACCACGGGCACCATCAAGGA